CGGGTCGATTAGTTTCTGTGTGAGCTTACGTGCATACGCGTGTAAACCCGGCAGAGGCTTTTTTCTATCTGCCTCCAGTTTTTTGTCTTCTACTCGTTTAAGAGTAGTTCTTTCAATTCTGTGTCTTAAGGTCGTCTCTGAGATATGTTCAGTCACTCCCCCTAAAGACACGTGTGTATTATTTATTTTTATTAAGTCCGTCTTAGTTGTACGCCATATCTTGGCCACATGTTCCAGTTGTAACAAGACTAGCTCATTCACCTTGTGCGGGTCAGCATTCCGCTCAATCAATTCACGCTTGCGTGTAGAAATAGATTTAATGACTGCCTGCAGATCATTAGGTGTGGTTGACTCAGTTGGTCCATGTACAAATGTAGAAACGCCACGCGCCAGGTATTGAGTGCCATTCCCTGTTTTGTGGTCTACCCGAAGAAACTCTGCTATAGCACCTAGATAGCATTTGTTTTTTTGGAAACGTATATTCAGACGTTTTGCACCGCGCTGTAACGTCTGCACTTGTGCTATGGTTTTCACCCCAGCTAATACATCGTCTCCATTATGAGTAGTAGCTATACTTATACCCCCTAAGGCCTCTTTGGTGTATACAGCATTTAAGATTGTGTTCATGAATGTAGTAAGACGCCAACCAGACAGTAGTGTGCCAGCCACCTTGTAGTCACCTGTCTCAGCTTTTATAGTACAATCCTCCAGTGATTTGATTAACCAAGCCATTGCCTTAGTTTGATCGTCAGAAAAGTCCTGTCTGTAAATTGTCCAGTATGCTTCTAGCACTGCTTGCATACTAGATACTGAATGTTGGGAGTTAAAATCTTCAAAATCAAAACAATAAGGTACACCGTTTTTGAGTACTTCGGCTACTGTTTTGGTAACATTATTAGCTGTAGCTGTAGGACCTATAGGGAATAAAGGTGAAATCACATGCTCACAACCTATCATTGCAAACCCAGAAATAATGAAATTAGTGGCATCTACACCGTAGATAGCCCCCTGTTTTCCCCATTCATATTTGACAGATGGCCAAGCTACAGTACTGGGATGACGTGATAAAAAGTGGTCTACATTATACTCTGGCATAGCATTTAGTGAAAATAGCTTGTTGCGCATTTCACGGGACTCAGACTTGAACTCCATGTCTTCCTCGTACTGTGAGTGGTAAGCCCTGTAGGTGCCCACTGATTTCTGCTAGACCAGTAACTATCCCAGTAAGTCTTCCTAGGCCTACTACCCATCCCTCTGACAGCTTTAAAGATGTGTAATGCGTGCGTGTACACAATATTGTGCTCTATATTACAGAGATTAGGTATTGTTCTGTTGACTTTTTCTGAGTGCCAGTCTACAGTGCCCAAACCTCTGTTAACGAGTACTTCAAGCTCAAACATCTGCGTAAAGTCAATAGGTAATAGATTCTGAACTGCCTTTAGTCGCAAAGAAAAACGTTTCTTAATTACATTAAAGAAATCTGCCGTGTTATCATATTTCGTCTGCCAGATACCAGATCTGCTCATTAATTCTTTATTCTCAACGGTCAAACTGCTTGCCCACACTATACTCCCCACAAATAGTGCTTCTTGCATATCAGTGCCTAGCATGTGTTCCAGCCACGGTTTTAGAAAGGCAGCATTATCGTCTATATATTGCATCCCTTTCTTCCTAATTTCATGTATGGTTAAATGTCTCAAGTGCCTGCTTGATACTTTATTATATTCAATCTGTGTTTCGCCTGCTAGTAGTTTAGTCAAACGAGGGTATTTAGTGTATTGTCTATATTTTTTTGTTTTTTTATTTATGTATAACAGATAGTCTATGATTTCTTGATTATTAATCATCCCATATGGAAATAGATCTGGTCCATATTGAATCTTAGATATACGTAACATGGCTTCAGTAGAGAGTTCTGTTAAAAGAGTGTTTTTGTGTATGTACAAGGCAGTGACCCCGAGTTTGTCGAAGTATGCCGGATAAATCTTAATAGTTAAACCTCCTACTAGGTAAAAACGAGGGAAAGGTGGGAGCCAGCTCCATAATACATCAAATAAGTGAAAGTCAGCTTCCTCAAAAGTACTGACCAAATTATAATCCTCTGCTAATTTGGCATGTAGAGGAATATAGTTGACACAGTTGGCTAGTCGTTTTGACCTGCATCCGGCTCTAGCAGCGGTGGTTCCGGTGGATCCGGTTCCACTTCTTGAGGCAACAAGTCTAATATTTTTACATCGCCTGGCATTGCTACACCTGGACGAATCTGGACAACTTGAAAATCCGACATAGCTGCATCATAACGCGTCATGACTGCACCCAAGTAATTCTCCACCATATTAGTGTCTATCCTAAACTCCTTATGCAACTTGGGTTGTTCTTCGCTATATGGTGCTTTTGGTGATCGCCATTCTGGTCTGTCTAAAAGGAAAAGATTTATGCGCTCCCAACTGAAGACTGCACCCGTATCTAATAATCTAGTCAGTGGTGAGCCCCAGCTTATGTTGCGATTTACTAATCCATCTAACTTGTAAGACTCTGCCCTCCGTAATCCTGAAGGCGGTACAGGTGGTACTGCTACAGACACGTCATTAGCTGCATAAATCTTATGTCTACCATCTGTTAGTGGGTGTTTGTAGTATAGGTCGTGACCATTCCATCTTGCTAGGACACCGTAGGCCCACAAATCCATATAATTAAGACCCTCACGGCGTATACCATACTCGACTATCTGCACAGCATTATTCATGGAAAAACTACTTCCGTAAGGAGTACCTTCAAGTAAAGTACCATTTAGCCCTAAAATGAGCGCTACGCATGATGGTGCTACTAGTTTCTGAAACATAATTTGATCATCTATAATTTGATAACCATAATCTTGTAAGTGTGGAATGTTGAGTTGACCAAACCGTACTCTAGTACTGTACTGACTATCTAACCCCTCATTTATATAAGTATAACAATCATGAAATGCACACCTCAATATGCGCTTACCTGTAATAGCAGAAACGAGAGCATCTGCACGGTATGTCTCATCTAGACCAGTGTGTATAGTAAACCGCATTTTACGCATCAAGTCTTCTGTGTTAACACTATTATATATTGAAAGAAATTCTCCCCAATACCAGCAAGTGTTCATGAAGAGGGAAATAAATATACTGGACTGACCGGGCCCTGTTAATGTGTTAGCTAAGTCTTGGGCATCATCGGATATACAAATGCCCTCACCTTGGACTAACTCAGGCAATGAGGCGCGACTTAGTCCTAACTTGGGCAAACGTAAACTACGCTTGATATGAGTCCACCAGTGTGACTCAACGGTCTCTGTCGCTGGCTGAGCTACCCAATAACGCAATAGTATAGAAGCTTGTTTAGCCTCCTCGTACACCCTATGATTACGCACAAATTTACCAAACATTGATTGAAGCTCTCTCTTGGTATATTCACCTCGCCCATTCTGTATAGCTGGAGCATTAAATGCTCTGATACTTGCTCTCCCTAGGCGGAAGTCAATGTCCTGATCTACCAAAAAGGGTGTAGATCTTGTATTGCCTTGTAACAACGTAGTCAGTATTGCCACCTCTCGGGTAGTGAACCCAGATAAATTCAACGCCCCTTTGTAATCAGCCAAAGCACGTATGGCTATATCCGTATCAGGGTATACTTGATTTACCGCTATTAAAGTGACGTTGACCTCCGGCGCCGTGTGAAATAGGTGTGTAGGTACAGCAAACCTACCTTTAATGAAACCAAAGTGTTTACCGAAGGCATTGCCGCTACTACTATGTCCGTCGTTATAGGTGTACATATGCCACACCTTGATAGTATACTTAAACTGAAAAGCCTCAGTATTGTTAGCTCTAATCGTTTCATCCGACTGGGTGACTTCTTGTGGTAACTGGTCGTACCATCCTTTGATCCTATCTACGACTAGCCAAGTACTTATATCAGTTAAGGACATGCCATAACCGTCATCTTGAGTTTCCAACATCCTAGCCAATAACTTAGGTCTATCTTCTTCCACAGCCGCCATTAACCTGTGCACTTGTACTAAAGTCAATGTGGTCTCATGGTCATACGTGTTCATCTTAGCCACGATGTCAAATAACTCCAGTTTAGCTAGTATTAGGAATAGTAAGGATGTCATGTTATCGTAGAACCCTTGAGAATATACAGTATCAAAGTACATGTTTAAGCGTTGTTCCTTAGCATCAACACTATGAACAACTTCACGAATACGTTTGATTACACTTTGATAGTTGATGGTGCCATTCGTATTCAGACAGGACTTATTAACACCTAACAAGGAGTTGTGCGTTATTTCTAAATTCCAGGAGCTTGGTATACCGTATACTGTCCCTTTGGCTACAATATGGCTAGCATGGCGCATTTCCAAATCGAAGGCATTCTTGGTAGCTTGCACTACCGCCAAATCTTTTTGCTTATTCATCTGTATGTCAGATGATTTCTTATCTAATGCCAGAACGTTATCAACATGCAGCTTGACTTCGTTCTTAGCCCAGATCTGACCATCAATGATGGATGTTGGGGTGGTTTTGAAAGTTGTGATATCTGTGAATGTGTTCATGGTGGGTGGTGGGGTGGGTGAGTTAGTCTTTTTGTTTGGGGATTATATGCC